CCAGAAGCATAATCACCATATTGGTATATATTAAAGTTTATATCTTTTCCATCTTGCTTCTCCCTTAATTTTATATAATTGAGAATGCCTTGATCGCTTGGATCTAATTTGTATTTGTCTCTTTCGACAACAAATTTAACTAAATCCTTGAAGAACGGATGATATTTACAGTTCTCAAGAATGGAAAGAGCTCGGATTGCAAAGTAATCTTTCCCTTCAATATTATCCGCAGAGAAGTCAGTGAATCTTTCAAGGTAGCATAACCTAAGCAAAGCTCGGTACGTAGGGTACACTCCTACAATTGTATCACCTCGTGAATATTGTTTATTATAAATCATCTGTAAATAAGAAGAGGTATCTTTACTCACTAATGATTTATCAACATTCACTTTTAGACCAAAGCTCTGAAACCATTCCATTAAATAATATGGCTCCTTACACGCATAGAGACCATCGTCACCTTGTATCTGGAATTTAAACAGATTCTCACGCGGGTATGACATAGCGATTAAATATTGACATATTGAGTCGATCTCATTTGTGAATGTAGATCCAGAAGGAACACCATGCTCACCTAAATATACTTTATCGGGAGTACAAATCCCTATATTTATGAAGCGTTCACAAACTTTATCTATACCGGGGTGATAATTACTTTGGTACATTTTCTTAATATAATTAAAGCCTTCTCTAATTAAATAAGGTTTAAGTGATGCATCGTAGGAAGAAAAGTCAATTGATAAACAACTCAAACTATTCTCCTTAGCGTGATTCATTAACGCTGTGACACCTGAATCTACTGCGTTAGGTGAAACAATGGCTGCTCGCCAAAACTGTTCTCTTTGATAATCCAAGAGTGGTCTATAATAAGTCATCTCATTAAGGGTATCTGCAATTGGAAATCCCCAAACATTTCGCGTCTTATTATTCTCTTGTGTTCTCGTGAATAGAACAGCTGGGTATTGCTCATCTAGTAGTTCAGTCATATTAGCTAACGCATCATCTAACACTAAGCCTTTCTTCTTAAGGTATGGAAGTCCGGAGTTAGTATTCTTCTTGATGAAGTCCTTAGTTTTAGCTAACGAAAGAGGTCTTAATCTGTTGACTAAGTCTGGAGTAATATCTTTTACTTTATTAACTTTGCTTCCCTTCTCAAAGTATTCAAGTAGAGACTCTTTTCTTTCACTCCATGGTTTTGCAATAGATCTGGGTCCAAATTTCTCTCTATTGCTATTTTCAGATTCGATCAACTCAGGGATAAGCGGATTTTCTGCGCTTAAAGATTTATAAATAGAATCCCATTCACTAAGAATGTTAGGATTCGCATCTAAAAGGGGAGTCGTTAACGTGACATTGCTGCCTTTGTAAACTAAATCCATATAGTGGGACAGTCTTGCGGCTGCTTCTTTTCCTAATGTGCGACTATTAATATCCATGATTTCTCTCCTCCCCGTGGGAACAAACAATTGGAAATGTTGTTTCTTGCGACGGCTTCAAAACCTTCGAAATTAGTATCTGATCAAAACAGATTAAACCGATATCCTTAATCAACTCATAGAGAGCGATTTGTGGATTTAACGATCTTGACAAAACCTGTCTAATCACTAATTGAGCCAGGGCTTTGGATAATTGGTACTTTCTGTAATCCTTTCTATCCATGTTTGTAGACATTATACTACATTTATATATTTG